TACAGCTTCAGCGGCAGTGCGCCAGCGACCAGCTTGACGCTGGATAGCAGCGGTAACTTGGGTGTTGGGACGAGTTCGCCTACACAAAAGTTAGATGTTTTAAAGACGTTTGGATACAACCAAGGCATACAAGATATTGCCGTTTTAACACATGATGCCTCTGGAAATGCTCCTGCTGATGGTTCAGGCCCAGCTTTAAGGTTAGATTTTATTGCTGGGGCAAGCCCAACTAGATACCAAATGGGTCAAATTGGGGGCGCGTTTCTAAATTCAAATAATAATGCATCGACTGCACTTTATTTAAGCACAGTAACCACAGGAAATACGTTAGCAACTGCTGCGGTAATAAATAATCTTGGAATTGGCCTAGGAAATAATACTCCTAGTAGCGGGATTGGTATTAAATTCCCCGCAAGTCAATCCGCATCGTCAGACGCCAACACGCTGGATGATTATGAGGAGGGGACTTGGAATGCTGCGGCAATAGCAGGAGCTAATGTAACAGGGACAAGTTTTTCTGAAGGTCGTTACACAAAAATTGGAAATATTGTTCATGTTCAAGGAAAATTCACATTAACAGTTACGCTTCCAAACACGTTAACTTATGTTCTTATGGCTTTGCCTTTTACCCCATTATTTACAACGGCAGGTTCTCTAATTGACAATGTTTCTTTAGTTGCAGGCACTGCACAAGCCGCAAGTAATGGCTCCGCATATGCGTTTTTTGCAGCTTCAGCATTGCTACCAGCAGGGGCAACAGATTGGTTTGTAAGTTACGAATATCAGGTTTAAATATCTGCATTGGATGATGCAGACGGACACTTAACTTAAAAGGAAATCAAAATGTCACTCACCAAATCAACCGTCATTGACCAAATCACCGTCACTGAGAACGGCATCATTCTTTACCGCAATGCAACACGCATCATGGAAGATGGCGTCCAACTGAGCCAAACCTACCATCGCAGCAGCCTCACACCGGGGCAAGACTTGACAGGCGTCCCTGCCAATGTCGTTGCTCATTGCAACACGGCATGGACAGCGGATGTGGTTGCGGCATATCAAGCGGTACAAGCAGAAAGCAAACCATGAACCTAGAACTCGACGTTAACGAAATCAACTTCGTCCTGCAAACTTTGGGCGAGTTGCCCAGCAAGTCAGGCGTGTGGCCCTTGATTGTCAAAATCAAAGAGCAGGCCGAAGCGCAAGTAACGAAAGCCAAAGATGAGCCTTGAAGCACAATTCTCAGCCCATGAACAGGTTTGCGCCGAACGATACGCGCAAATCAACGCACGGCTCAAGCGGCTTGAGGGCATCCTCATCAAGACTGCCGGGGTGCTTATTTTTTCCATGTCTGCAATCGTTTATGCAAGCCTCACGCTGCACAGGTAATTATGGAGTTTTTCGAAGCACTGGCAAAGGGTTGGCCCATGCTGCTGGCGCTGATAACGCTTATCATTGTGTTGGCTAAGATGGACATTAAAATCGCCGTGCTGGAAGAAAAAGTAAAAAGTTTGTTTGAGATTTTTAACAGGAAAGAAAAATGAAAGCCAAACTCACTTTTGCTGTGACGTTAATGGTTAGCCTAACGCTATGCGTTGTTGTTGTTGGCATGGTTGCGGTTTTAATGATTGGCCTGTTTGATGAAAAAGTGGACAACTCGGAAATTTTTAAGTTGATTAGCCCAGCTTTCCAGACAATTGTTGGCGGTTTTATTGGTTTGTTGGCTGGCGTAAAACTATCACATGATGATGAGGAATCAAAATGATTGGACTAGACGCAATCCTTGGCATCGGCGGTAAGCTGATTGACAAACTTATTCCCGATCCTGCTGCCCAAGATGCGGCGAGGCTGGAATTGCTCAAGCTGCAACAGTCAGGCGAACTGGCGGCAATGACTGCCCAGACGGAAATCAACAAGGCCGAGGCCAGCAATCCAAGCGTGTTTGTATCGGGCTGGCGTCCAGCAATTGGCTGGGTTTGCGCTTTGGCGATGGGTTATCAATACCTTGCTCGCCCGTTAATGGTTGCTTTTATGCCTGCGCTGTCGTTTCCTGGCCTAGATGACAATCTTTGGCAATTGATGATGGGTATGCTTGGCCTGGGCGGTTTGCGGACGTTTGAGAAAACCCAAGGCGTAGCCGCAAAGTGACACCGCATTTTACGCTTGCGGAACTCACGCATACCGATCACCGCAGCCTAGACAACACGCCAAACGATGGTGAACTGGCAAACCTCAAACGCTTGGCTGAGTTTCTAGAGACAGTTAAAACCACGTTAGGCGGCAAGCCTGTAATGATCTCCAGTGCCTACCGTTCCAAGGCCGTGAATGACGCTGTGGGCAGCAAAGACACATCTCAGCATAGGCAAGGACTAGCTTGTGATTTCCGAGTGCCTGGCATGGCTCCAGACGCTGTGGTGAGGGCAATCATTGCAGCCAATCTGCCGTATCAACAACTTATAAGAGAGTTTGACGCCTGGACGCACATTAGCATCAGCGACAAGCCCAAACGTCAGGCTTTAATCATTGATCGGCAAGGAACTCGGCCCTTTGTTTAATGCTCGGTAAGCGGCAATAGCATCTTTAAGATCACCACGCAATTGCTCTAATTGATCTTCCTGTTTTTGCATCCGCAAATAAGCCGCAAAAGCAAAATTGTCTAGTACTGCTCTGTCCCAAGTGTTAAAACTAGGTGTCATGGATGTGGGCAATCATCAGGAATAAACGCCAGGCAATGAACAGATGTGTACTTGTTTTTCCAAACCGTCCAGCGATCAATGTATACGTCAGGCATCAAAGTTAAAGATCGATTTATTTGCGGAACGTCAACATCTAGCATCACCGCTATTTCACGGGGGGTAAGCCCGTCAGGTGCCTGGGCTAGTGCGTCACGTATGCGTTTAGAAAGCACGGTAATAGTCATAATTTAAAACGGTGCGTCCTCATAATTTTCTGGGTTTATTGGAATTGGTTTGCTAGGCTTTGCCGGTGGCAACTTTGTAGGAAAAGGCCAAATTAATTTGGCAATGTCTGCCAAAGCATTTTGCTCAGATGTTGTTAATATTTTTGGCGGTGCAAGAAAAGATTTTACAAGCGCATCAAATTGCTGTTGTTCATTCACAATTGCGTTCCTTTAGCTTGGCTTCAATGGCTCGGCACAGAACATACGCATCATTGCCGTCCCATGCCTTTATGCAATCCTTTGTTTGGTTGTGCGTCAAACTTACCCATTTGCGATGTGGATTTAGCTGGTGTGTATTTAGAATGCTGGTGTCTATAAATTGATCTAGCCAAAGTCTTTTAGGTGGGCAAACCCAGCCTTCACACTCTTCACGATCAATTGCTCCACAATGTATGCAAGCACCGCTTACAAACTCACAGGGTTTTATTTCTTGTTTGATCATGTGTTTTTTTTATTTAACTTAGTTTCAACTGTTCTAGCAAACTCAATCCATTTGCTGCCGTAGACATTGTTTACATCAAACAAATCTAAAATTTCGTCTGGTGTCAGCCCTACCCACGGGCGCTGTGGCGGCTCGGTGTAAAGGGCAAAAGCCACGCAAGTACCGCCAATACGTTTAGCTTCTGCCTTGGCGTCAATCTCAGCAAACTCGCCACGCCACATCTTTGAGCAGCCTTGGACCGCCCATCCTATTTGCTCGGCTTGCTGCTCTAATGCAGCTTTAATGGCGTGGCGTACATATTTACGCTCATGCTTGTCTGTCTCAATGTACTCAAGACACATTTGCAATGCTTCAATTTTAGTCATGTGTTCTTCGCCTTTAAAATTTTGGCGGCGTAAACCATTCCTGCACAAAAATATTTGTGGTCAAACATCGGGTTTTCCCCGCTTGGCATATCCTGTTCTGTCATACCCTGCCACGGGCGCTGTGCTGCAAAGTGGTCAGCCAACTCCCGCGCTTTGTGTTTGTTGATGCCCTCGCGGACTAAGCTGGCGACAATCATGTCTCGCCATGCACTTGGCTCCTGCTCTGGCTTTGTTGCGGGTGGGTTTGGCTTTTGCACATCGTCAATCTCGCCGCAGTTGTAACACTGCCATGTCCAACAACCTTTTTTGCTGTGACAAAAACGACACACCACAGGCTCTTGCTCTAGCAGGGGTGGGGCAATGTAGAGCTTTGTGCCAATAGCCAAAAGCTGATTAAATTCGCACTTGAACCCGTTGTCACCAATCTCTATAACTTCACCAACAGGATCCTGTTTTAACTGTGCTGCCGGTGAGGTGTAAAGTGGTGTACCCGGCTTTAGAGTCTGCACATCTATCGCCCCTTCTGCAAAACCCTTAGACCAATACACGTAACCCACAGGCTCTTGCACTGGCTGCACAAAAGCGTTGCGTATGGCATTAGCTGCCAACTGTCGGAGATAGGGGTTATCACTCTCCAACGCCTCTAACGCTTGCTTTAAGATTTCCTTAGTCATCACGCATCCCTCCACTGCCAGCCAAGCAACTGCTCGGTGTTTTTGATTTGCTCCTCAGACGGCTTGTGATACATCACAAAGGATGTGTTTAGCAATCCCTCTTTGTACAGCACCCAAAAGCCCACAGGTGAGGGCGGTAAAATAAATTTGCCTTCATCAATCATGTCAATCTCCTATAATCCAAAATCGGCCAAAAACTCGGCCAGAAAAAGATAAAACAGCGGGTAGTCAGGCTCACACCGCCGAGAATCAAGACACACGTTAAATTCATTTGCTGCGGCTATTGCAAGAGACCATTTCCAACACTTTGATTTCCACAAAGCGTGATCTTCAGCCATCTCCCGCAGCACCGTGCTGACTGGGCCGTACTGCAAGTGAGCGTCATCCGGGTGGATGCGTTGGTAAGGCATGTCTTCAACCAAATAAACTTTTCTGACTGTGTGCCACTGCGGCGTATCGTCTACATATCTCCCCTGTATCCTCGCGCCCCTCGCGGCAGCGTGTAACAGGCGGCTCATGATTGTTCTCCCCTTGCTCTGATAGCAGCGGCGCAATCTGTCAGTGATGGATACTTGTCGGAATTGACGCCAGCTTCACACACCTTCGCACATTCCTCGCGTTCGGCAGCGGCGACAAGGTTGGCAAAGGCGAGGAGGTCGTCATCTCCCGAATTATTGCCGTCGATAACTAGTTTGGCCTCACGCGCCATGCGGATGATGTCGTCGTGTGTCATAGCATTCCCCACATAAACCCAGCTAGGGCAGCAATAAATGTAATTGTCATTAACACCAAAAAAATAATGGTGCAATAGTGCATAATTTCATCAATCAATTCGTACTCTTTATCATCTTGCATAACTGCACCTCAAAATGGTATGTCGTCTTCATTGTCTTTGGGCAATCCTTGATATTCTTTTGGCTTGGGATCATTGATAAATGCCCAACCATCCCAACCGCCCTCTTTTAGCGGGATAATGTCTATTTTCACCATCTCGCCACGCTGGGTTTGGATGATGCTGCCGACTCGCTGATAACGATTCTTTTTTTCACCTTTAGCATTGGTGTATGTGCCGACAATGGTGCTTAGTTCTTTTACGATTGACATTATTTGCTTTCAATAAAATTAATTAAAAATTGATAACTGATTTCTACCTCTGCCAAAAATGCAATGATTTCTTTGTTCAAATCATCAATGTATTTTTGATCACGCTGCACTCGCTTGACAAACAATTGCGCTTTAACAGGCATCCTTGAATCAAACACCGTATAGTCACACCAAGCCCGTCCTGTACAAGCCATTTGCATTTGCATTTGCGTAGCGTAGTTGCTAGGCACCTTGCCCGTCAGCAATGTGTCAATCATGGTGGCAGTGTTAGGGCACTTGATTTCAACTAGCCCATCATGCCCCACCAAGCCATCAGGACTAGCCCCAGCACGCTCAATCGTGGGATGCTGCACAAAACCTACAGTGTCCACCCAAACGCCGCTGTGGGCCTCATACGCTGCTCTGGCAAACGGCTCTTGGTCTACGCCCCATTGCATTGCTGCGCTGCTAAACGACTCGCCCTTCGTGTTTGTAAGGCGTTCCAGCACCAATTGGGCAGACAGATTAGCCCTGGCTGCGCTGCCTTTCTTAGTCAGTACATCTGCCGCCCTGCTTGCTGTTACTTTGCCCAGCCTAGCGGCAAACCATTCGTCTGTGCCTTGTTGCATCACAATTCCTTTTTGCGTTTGTCTTTTGCTTCAATCAATATTGTTTTGTCAACGTCATTAGTAACCGCTGCCAAAGCAAGCGTAAAACTTTTACGCAATTCTTCATTTGTCGCGCAAACCTTAAAATCATCAAGCCAAAATTGCAAAGTTGATTCTGCAAACCCATCAACCGGCGCATCCAGATGCAAATCGCCCTTGTGCCACAACTCCAGTGCAGCACCAAACCGCATTGCAGCATTACGCAGGGCATCACCAATGATTTCTTTGATGGCGTCACCGCCTTGCTTGTTGCCAGCGTGCCCGTATCCCAGCCTAGTAACACCGCACACTGTTAGCCGTATCCACATACCGCCCAGATCGTCCATGACAGGCAAGCCGTGGGGACTCATTGCTAACGGCTCCCATGTCCAGCCAGGGTCAACGTCCAGCAGTCTGTCAGTCAAAGCCGCATGGCCTACGTATGCTAATTTTGTACCGCCTTTTGGCAAGTAACTAATTTGATGATCTGGAAATGG